CTTGAGTAAGTGAAGTATTATTATTCATTTGCAAGGTAACAAGAACAGATGCATCTATTGTAATAACTGTAAAATCATTACTTTGCATCTGTAGCTCATCCAGATTCGTCAAGTCAGCTACATCCACATCCGTTAAATTAGCTGAATTAAATGTAACCTTTTCAACCCTAGTTAAATCCCCTTCAAATCTAACATTCTTAGTTCCTGCTGATAAGTAGGTATGGTTATTAGCTCCAGCACTAGCAGCCGCTACTGTTCCATCTCCCCAGTTAATATCTAAAGATCCACCTACCCCTAATGTTAAAGTCATGGTAACACTTCCCGCACTGGTTGTTTGGAAATGGAAAGATGAATTCCCTAAAGCTGCCATGAATTTTTTTGCTCCCATTATGCATCTATTCTTATTGTGTATACAATATTAGTAGCATCAATATACATCAAGTAGTAAAAGTTATCGGCACTTGTGGCATATGTTGCGCTACCATCTAATTCTCTAGCTGATCCTGGTAATGTAGGCTCACTTGCATCATTATGAACCATTACAACTACACTACCTTCAGTAGCATTAGTTAAACTAAATGTAGGATTACCAGTACATGGTGTAGTATCATCTCCATGCTGATAGTCTTTATCAAATGATAATGCTGGAGCAGCTCCTCCTGCTACTTTCTCGGATTTAGTTGCAATATACTGACTAGATGCACCATCATAATATACAAACCCATCATTACTATCTGTCTGATAAGCTAGTAATCCAGTGGCTTTAGATCCTATAGCTCCCCACTGTGCAGCTGTCATTCTAGGTAATAGAAATCCTTGAGTAGTAGAATCAATCTGTAATAATGCACTAGCTCCTGGAGTAACTGCTGATCCTATCCCTACAGCACCACCTGATGTTATATTAATCCTTACTACGTTATTAGTTAAGAAACCTAGACTAAATGCATCTGTATTACCTAATGTCCTGTTAGCCCCTCCTGCTTCTCCACCATCTGAAAATTCACTAGTAGATGGAGTAGCTGGAGCCCATGCTGAACCATTCCATGTTAGGGTTTGACCACTACTAGGACCTGTGGAAGAGACATTAGCAAGATCTCCTATATCTGTAAATGCTGCTACAGCTGGCCCTAGATTATCTATGGTCATCTTATAATAGGTAGATGATCTTTCAAATAGGAAGACATCTCCAGAGCTTCCTGATGTTTGTGCTGTATATTGACTTATATACTTACTCATAACTTAATACTATTTCTCCAGTGCTAGGATCAATTACACATAAATCTGTTTGAGGATCAAGCAAGCATAATACTGCTCCATCCACACATCCTACGCCCTCTGTTGTGGTTGCTCTATTCCTACTTATTACTTGACTCTTCTCTTCTAATGTTACTACATAGTTATAGAATCCCTTTGCATTCTCACTCATCCTGATCTGAGGCTCTTCATCCTCAGGTACTATGTATTCTTCACCGTCTAGGTAAATATGATCTATAACAGGAATTAATGATAGGAAATCTAATACATACTCAGGTATAAGATCCGCTCTAAAATCAATTTGCCTGAATCTTTCCCCGTATACATTCCTATGGTATAAATTGCTATTGGTGTTTACTATCCTATCCTTGTACCTGTACTTAACATTAGTTAATAAGGTCTTAGGAAGTCTAGCTACTAAAGTAAAATTAGTACCTCCAGTGAATTTGAATCCATGGGCATTCTCATCATGGCACATTCTAACTAGTGTAGAACATTCCCATGTACCTAATTTCATTTGATCTGATTCCTTATTACAGGTTAAATCAGCATCTGATAAATATACTCTTACACTCTTTAGGAATATAGCAAATGTACCTACGGCTGATCCTGTGATCTTAAATACAGCATCATCTCCTGTTATGGTTGTAGATACTGTGCTATTACTATCTCCAGCTGTTATATTAATACTTGATGTATTAGCTCCACTAACCGCTGTTATAGAGCTATTAGCTGTTACTGTTCCAAGTACAAAATCTACATTATATGTTAATCCAGATTGAAGAGTAGCTGTATTAGTGGCTGTAGCTGTACCACCACCTCCAACATTAAATAGTAACTGATGGTAACTATTAAATCCTGCTCCTAATCCAAATGTCCATTCACCTTGTAACTGTGCAAGATGTGGATTGTTAATTCTTAATTGACTGTTAGTATTTAGACATGGATCATAGAAACATACTTTATAACAGCCATTGGATAGACCCAATGTACTCCAATCTATATTGATTGTTAGCCACTGATCTATTAACGTGATCTCATCACTAGTCTGTGTGGTGTAAGATAAGTAATCTTCTATCTTAAATAACTGCTCTACCGTATCAGTATCTGTATTTACAACACCAAATGCTGTTTCCAGTGGCATTCTTTTCACCTCTACAGAGGTAACAGAAACACCTGCTACAAAGTTAGTATCACTCATTATGATACTAAAGTTTAGCTCCTCTGGAACAGTGCCATCATGCCAAAAGTAAAACGTATTCTCTCCTATAACCAGGTTCTCAAATAGAGAAGTAAATACAGTACCTACTGTAGTAGTGGATATGGTTAGAGTATTAGTTCCTGCTGATTCACTGTCTACACCACCTATATTAATAGTTCCTTTGTAATACCCCTCTTGTACTACTTGATTAGACGTGTTGAATGAAACAGTACTAAAAGTAGCTGATCCTGTATCCTGATTGGTAACAATTAGCACACCACCCTGTACATTTAACCAATAGGCCTCAGCTGTACCAGATGTTACGGGCGTACTCCAATCATCAGCCTGAGTACCTGTAATAGATCCAAAGTCTCCATTCTGTACTAGGTTAACTTCATCACTACATGGCTGTATTTGTGCTTGAATGTATGTATTATCAGTACGTTCTATGGGAAAGTTATAGGTATAATCAGATGGTGTACAGGTATCACTAGCTCCTGTTATATTGAAACTTATCGGCTGCCAATCTAGAAAAGTTATACCATCTGCCATACTTACAAAAATATACTATTTTATTTGAAAATATTAGGTAATGTCCTCAATGTTAGTTTTACCTCGTTAGTAGTATGATTAATTATTGCATTCTTTATTTCTCCTTCAATGTTGTTAACTAGTTGTGGATTGCTTACTCCTACTTTCCTGCTAGGATTAAGTAGTAAAGCATTTATCTGATCATCTGTAAATATAGTAC